CATCTGAAGCGCCATTGTGCGCAACTCTGAGGGACTAGGCTGCATGCCGCCCTGCTGTATGTGAACCATCAACTCGTTGGCCAATCGGGCCTGCAATTCCTGCATGATCTCCGGAGGCATGTCAGGGTTCGGCGTTCCAGCAATCGCCCAAGGTTTGTCAGAGCCAGAACCTAACAACGTATCACGCAACCAACTTGTCGCTGCGCGGCACTTAACTGAGGTCAGGTTGATATAAATATCAGAGCCGCCCTGCTCTCTGATTTCCTGCAATTTCTCAGGGTCATATTCGCCGTTCCGCTGGCGCAGACACTGCAGCATGCGGTCTTCCAACGTTCGTTTCGCGGTGCGAGCACTGTCCCAACGAGTGCGGACGTGCGCAGCCAAACCCTGAATAACGGGTTGATTCTGCATAGCATCACTACGCTTTTTAGATTCCGCCTCAAGGTCACTTGCGCGGGCAACTGGAATGAGAGCAATACCTGTAGCCATCAGTCGTCCTTAAATAGTTACCGCATTGTACGCTGCCGTGTCAAGCGGTCAAGTGTATGCGTATCTCATTTTCTTAACTTCACGACGTTTAGCTTCCAAACCAAACCCTCTGATGTTCATGTCGATGACCGACGCTCCGTACTGCAACGCATCGTGTATGTGGCTCGACTCGTTCTTGTCAGGGCTGTCCTCCGACTCCCCGTTTTTCTTGACCTTGTACCGGTAACCCGAGCGAAACCCTTTGATGAGCGATGTACAACGTGGGTCGATGAGGAACATGGCCTTGCCCTCGAGCTGCTTAGACAGCAGTCGCTCGACTGCCTCAATGCGAAGGTCTGGCTTGTTAGTCGGCGGCTTAACGCACTTAAACCCTGCGTTCTTCAGCGCGTCCACGAGCGTCATCTCGTTAAGCTGTTGCTTCATAAATCCCGCTGGGTCAGGCGCTGTCACGAACTGATACCCGGGGTATGTGTTGCCAATATGCGGCTGTAAGCGCGTGGTGATAAACGTCTCGATGCCCATGTTCTCACTGGTGAGCTCTGAGAGCACCAGTACCCGACCACGCGGGTCACGCTGCATGAACACCGCCGCAGGCGTGCGTCCGAAGTCAATCCCGATGGTGATGGGGTAGTCTGCGCTCTGTATGGGCTTAAGATTTTCCTTGGCCACGTGGAAGTCTTGTGTGAACGTCCTCTGATACACCGGAGTTCCTGACAGGCTGCGCCCCCACTTACCGTGCACGTACACGTCGATCCAGTCCTCGCTCTTACCTTCGCACAAGTCCTCGTAGTAACCAGAGGGCAAGTGTTGCACCCAGTCCGCCTCGTCGGACAAACCCGAGGGCTGTATGGTCACGTGAACTTTGTCCTCGTCCGCGTTGGTGAGGTACTGCTCCCAGTGTGCGTCCATGTCCGGCGGGTTGGTCGCTCCCCAGACTTTCTTGACTTGGTTACCCTCGTCATCCACGCAACCCTGTACGGGATTGCCTTTGTCATCCACGCCCCACTGCGGGCGGTGCGGAACCATCATCCCGTTGGGATACCTGCCCAGACGACCAGTCAGCGCGTCGAACACGTCTGAGTTAATCTCACGCACCTCGTCCACCATGGCAAACGAAAGCTGCAGTGACAAGAGGCGACGCACGTCGTTAGCGTCGTCCAAACCCCTGAACAGCACGTCGCACTCGACGTCATCGAAGCGTAAGGTAAATCTCAGTTCCGTGCGGTGGTAAACCCCAGCCTGCCCCTCGGGGAACAGGCCCAAGAAGTCCTTGATGGTCGAGTCCAGCAACATCTGTCTGGTGTTACGAACCACTGCACAACGAGAGCGTCGAATACCATCTGCGCATGCTGCGACTTTGCGAGCCTCGATGGGAATCTTCATCAAGGATGCGGTGGTCTTGGTCGAGCCTACTGGCCCAACAATGAAGGACTGGAATTTATCAGAGAGGAGGTATGGGGTAACGGACTGAACTGGGGTGTAATTCACACTCATAGGTAGTCATCCCCTGCGTATTCGTAATTTTCGTCTTCAGCCAGCAAAATGGGGGTGTATTCGACGTTTTTTGTCGTTTTTTCGCTAATTTCGGGGGTTTCAGCCTCCAAAACGATGGTTTGTGGTGCCGAATTTGCAGTGTTTGGGATGTTAATTGTGATCGAAAAACCGGGGCCAGCAGTCGAAATTGCGTTGTTTTTAGGCTTCAATTCGCCCCATTCGACGAAGTTTTCGATGATTTTTGCCCTAACTGCAGCAGGAATGTCAGGGTCTCGCACCATATGGTAGGCTGTGGGCAGCAAATCTTCAGCAAGAACACGAGCTTTTGCAGCAAATGAGAAGCCATTCTCCTGCATTTCCTTCGTATAGCTGTCCACGTACCTCGTAAACTGGGGGTTTACAGAGATAGCGTCATATTCCTGTTGCGTCAAGCCTTCACCTGCAAGAATCTCAGCGATCGGGCGCATGGCCCCCACGTTATTCCTAGCTATGGCAAGTGCAAGTTCGCGCAACACCTGATCGGCGTTGATTGAATTGTTCATGGGCGGAATGTAGCATGAATGCTGGCGGCTGGGAACCCCCGACCCGACGCGGTGCTCGAAAGTGTCTCCGAACCCTGTGCGCTTAACCAGCCGGGATATTGTACATGTGTTTGGATGAAATAGATAGCTGGAAAATTTTTAGAAAATTAAATTGTGGAGTTGTTGTACAGGTGAGGGGTACTAAAAAATTGACCTTGTTATGAGAGTGACGGATACACACTACACCGGGGTGGGGGCGGGTCGGGGGGCCTGTGGGGGGTGGGTACCTACTATCACGCGCAAGCCCTAGAATTAAGGCTTAAACCTATACAAAACCCCTAATTCGCGTATAATTCCCTACATGGGCGAAAGAGACCAAACGAAATTTAACTCACTTATTTAAAGGAATTTTCATCATGGCAAGAATCGCAAAACCCGTTTCATTCTCACGCGCTATCACTGAGAAGCGCGAAGCTCTGGCAGAGAAGCGCAAGGATTTGGTAGAGTTACAGTCGCAAGCCAAAGAATTCACGGCCGCTTATGCTGTGGTTAATGCAGTAATTGAAAACGCGCAAGCCATCGGATTCGCAAAGCATTTTTACGCGAAGCCTTCAACATGGTTGGGTTGGTCTGGCAAGTATCACAATGAAATCCAAGTTTCAATTGAAGACACAGTTACATCCCTTAAAGATGGTGCTGTCCCTGCTTTGCTCGAAGCCATCGGCTCATACGGATTCGAAGCCATCGGTTCACATGATTATGCTCTGGAATATTGTGCATCACGTGTTTATCGTTTCTCAGCCACAATCGGTTCCGTTGACGTGATTGTCCGAGTCGAAGCAAATATTGCAGACGGTTCCGAGTCCTGCAAAAAAGTGCAAACCGGCACCAAATTGGAAGAGGTTCCAGTTTATGAAATCCAGTGCTCTTGATATCCTGAGCGCTGTCGCTGTGGGCCTCGCGCTCACAGCGCTTGCCCTGCACTATTTTGACGTCCTCTTCTTTTGAAGCCAGCCCGCTTTCGCGGGCTTTTTTTCGTCCAAACTATCACTACTATCATCACTTGCGCTTGACAACACGGCTATGTGTGCATCCACTAACTTTCTAGTATGCGACGGGTGACGAACGACGAGTGACGTATGGAGCCTTAACTACTATCACCCGCGACCGGCCTAATCCCGTGGGATTAACGCGCTATGTGGTAGACATGTTGGCCAGATGTGGTATACTTGACGCATGTCAATAGAGACATGACCGGCCTAGCGGTTTTTCTAGGTGATTCACTTATTGGAGATATCATGAGCAAAGCAAAAAAAGCCGCCACTGTTCCCGCCTCGCGCGATGCCGCTATCGGCACGTTAATCAATGAAGCCGGTCAGGCCGCCCAAAGCATGCTGACCAAGTGCAAAGAAGCCGCCCAAAAGGCGGCCGCCCAACTTGATCCCGCTAAGCCCATGGGGGACAGAATCGCGGCCGTAGTGTCACTTTATACGGCTGATTTCACAGCGGCCGGTCATAACGTGAAAGCCCTATTTGTTGACGCCCTCACACTTCACGCCGCCGCCCAGTGCCCCGTTATGGTCAACACCATTGGAAAAGACGGGAAAAAAGTAGATACCCCAACCACAGCGGCCGAGGCCGTCAACATGCCAAAGCATGCGATGAAAGATGCGGCCAAGCAAGTTCGCGAAGTGCACGGGATCGGCCGCAAAACGGGAGGCGGCCGCAAACCCACAGCGGCCAAACCAACACCGGCCGCACCGGCCGCGCCTGATATGGTCAAAACCGAAACCGATAAATTTTCGGCATGGCTTGACGATTTTGAGGGTTATTTCAAAGATGCGGTATTTCACCCCCGAATTGTCGCGCACCTGATAACCCTTGGGTATAGCGTCAACAAGGCGGCCAAGGGCAAAACAGTAAAAGGCACCGCCTCAATTTAACCAACCGGTAAACCGGCCAAGCCCCCGCAAGGGGGCTTTTTTTTTT